CCTCTCAGCCAATGCACGGAGGCTTCCGCTGACCTCCACACCATCCACAGCCCGTGCGATACAGAGAGTATCAGCATATACGCGAGGACGAACATCAAAAAGCCAATTAGCAATAGCCCCGTCAAACATAGTATTATGAGCGAGGAATATAGAGTTTCCCCAGTCGAATGATTGTAAGAAGTCTTTAGTCTCTTCTTTTGATCCACTGGCCCACTCCGTTTCGGCATTGTTTACTTTAACCCCTACCCCAATAACTTCAAAGCGAGGATCACGGATATACTCTTCTGTGGTGATCTTAGATAAAGAAAACTCACGGTCATAGTAGGTTTCAAAATCTATTGTTATTAGGTCCATGCCCTAATCTTCTCCTTTTCCACAGGCTAACTCACCGCCACATCCTAGATACCCGCAACCATCCACAAAGTTATCCACATGATGTGGATTACTCTTCATACGTGCGACTTTCAGTAGTGCCATCATCACAGCTACATCAATAGCGGTGATCTTTGTGTCGAGGTGTTCGGACCAGTATGAGGCAATGGTAGAGAAGTTATCCTCCATGTTACCGTGTTCTGCCGCTCGATCTTGGGTAACGTACTTCTTAGCGGTGTCCAGTATCTCTGCACGTCCAAATAACTTCTTTACACGTCTTGACCCTAGCGACACATCGTCACCAAAAGGTAGTTCTAATTGTTCAGCCATGTTATTCATCTCCATCTACAGCTAAGAGCCACTCATACTTATGTGCGTCTGCTCCACATGATTTACATACAAGTCTAGACCAAGCAAAATTAAACACTCTGACGCTTGCGCCACACTCAGGACAGTGTACTGACTTGCCCTTCTTACCTGCATGTGTCCACTTCGGAACTTTTTTAAACTTAGGTTTCGGGGGGACTTCTTCTTTAGGTCCAAGACCTAGAGCTAAATCTAATGGGTGGAGTTCAACGACCTCTTCTGGACCTTTTGAATCTCTACCAAACAACCAATCTAAAAACTTCATTTGTGTTCTCCTAATTAAAAGGTTGCCCCCCAAGAACAGTTTGGGGGGACTAACGTAACGTGTTTCTCCGGTGTAGACAGCCTGTGAAAGGAGACTCTAAGAAGTCAAGAAAGCAAACTTCTACACTGTGGAAGGATAATTTACGGCCTCTCTCCCACTTAGCCGCCGTGAGGTAACGCTGTTCAAGCCTCACGGATTAACTCTCCAACCTTGTTCATGTTCTC